AGTAAAAGACTTCTTAACTACTATCGAGGTGCAATTCTATTATCAGGTGAAACTACCTGGAAGATGATGATAGGTGGTTTATACAGAGCAGCTACATTGCCTGTAATACAAAGCATGGGAGGCTTTACTCAAGGTTTTGCCCAATCACTCAAAGGAAACAAAGGAGCAGCGTATAAGAGCTATAGAAGGGCAAGGTTAAGCGCAATGCTTTATGGAAAATACTACCAAAACCTAGGTAATGCTTTACGCCTAATGAAAGCAACTATTTTAGAAAACGAAACATTTGGAAACTTAGGTGTGGATCAAATGCAACTAAGAGGAGAAAGCAAATATAACCCTGTAGAACAAATGAATTTAGGTAGTTCTAATTTAGAAATAAACAAAAAGAATGATATATGGTACACAGATCCAAATAATAAAAACTGGATTGCTAACACACTTGTAAGAGTTGCATCTGTTGTTCCTAAAACTACAGGTAGATTAGCTGGATCTGTTGATACTCTTATGAGTTCATTGGTTGGGCCAAGTCAAGAATGGGTTAGATATGTAGACCAGGAACTATACAAAGCAGAGACAGTATTAGGTATGCGCCCTGGATCTGACGAAGCTTGGGAGTACGCAAGCAATAAAGCAACTGAATTAGTAAAAGCTGAGATGGTTGACGTTACTTTATCTAACGGAAAGACAATACAAAACGCAGCACTTACAGGTCAAAATGGAAAATACGTTATGGATTGGGTTAACTTTACTGACTCTTTAGATGTTGTTCCAGCACCTCGTACTTACGAATATGGAGTTAGAGAAGCAAGAGAAAGTGGTATAACTGATCCTGCTGAAGTTCATAACCACGCAAAATCGTATGTCGATAACGACTCTAATATTTTTAAAGAAAATAAAGTCGCAGGAGCAGCACAATTTTTAGGTGGCATACCTAAAGCTATGGGTAATCTTGTAGAAAATAACCCTGCCTTTGGTCTTATTTATCCTTTACCTAGAGGGCCAGTAAACATTGTAAAAGCAAGCGCAAGGTCATTAGGTATTACTGCGCCATTAGTAGATACGTTTTGGAGGGATCTAACATCAGAAGATGTATTTGCTAGGGATAGAGCTATAGGAGAAATATCATTTGGTATTACTACTCTTATGTCAGGAATTGCTTTATACAACACAGGTTTAGTAGAGTTTACTGGATTTAGGTCGCCTAATTACAGACGTAGAGAAGTAGGTGCTGAAGGTACAGAAAGAGGTAGAGAACCAATGAGTATTAGATTTAAAAATCCATTTTCTGATGGAGAAGAATGGTCAGACTATTATTCACTACAAACATTGGATACATTATCTAATATCTTTGGATCAATAGGTGAGTATGTAGAGTTTGGTAATAGCGTTACAGAAGAACAGAAAGAAGAAGCTTTATCAACACAAGTATTAGCTATAGCTCATGTAGCAAGATCGCTAGGTGCTGGTCAATTTACAAAATCTATACTATCTAGTATTACAGAGTTGTTTGACGTTGTAGCTGGCTTTGATCAGGATTCTCAAAGAAAATCTAAAAAAGGTACAACTGATTCATTTAGTAGGTATATAGAAAGAAGATTGTCAGGATTTATGCCAGCGTTTGTCAGAAAAATGAATACAGGGGGTATGAGGAGAGACATTGTTGCTAGTGAATTACCATACCCATTTAGCATTGTCGATAACACTTTTTCAAGATTAGTACAACAAGTACCTGGTTTTAACGAAGCTATACCTCCTGTGCTTCATAATTTTTCTGGAGAACCAATAAACGAAAGGCATTATGCTGGTACAAATGCAATACCAGAAGATATGCCTTGGATGAGATATTTATATAATTTAGTTACTCCTGCTTCTGCTTTTCCTAGTCGCACTAAATCTGCACATCCTGTAGACGTAGAGTTAAGTAAACTTTATGGTAAAGGTGCTAACTATATGCCTTGGCATAACAACATATTTAATATTCCAGGAGAAGTTTTGAATAAAGACGAATTAAATAGATTAATAGTTATAGGTACTCAAGAGGTAAAAAACTCAGCTGGTAATACTTTATGGGAAGAGTTAACAGATTTAGTGACAATAGATTCAACTTATGCTGGTTTACCTTATGATGTAAGTAGCGAAATCGAGTCTGGAAGAATGACGATGATTAAAGAAAAAGTTAAATATTTTAGAGAAACTGCAATGAAGCAATACTTAGAAGAAAGACCTGATATTAAAAAGTTATTAGACGAAAGAGATCAAAAGATTGTAGACAAGAACTTTATAAGGGATAATCTAAATAAGATACGAGAAAAGCAAAGTCGTATTGAAAACAGGCAATTCTTAGATCAACTTAACTAATGGCTTACGCACAAAGAATTATAACTAGCAACTCTGCTGGAGATCAGGAATTTACTTTTACCTTTCCTTATATAAAAGAAGAACACATAAAAGTATTTGTTAACTTTGTAGAAAAAGCCCAGGGTACAGGAAGTACCGAGTTTCAAGTAATAACCAATACTACTCCTAAGAAAATATCTTTAAATACAGCACTAGCGTCAAACAATACCAGGGTAGAAATAAGAAGAGTATCGTCTTTAGCTACACCATTAGTTGATTTTGAAGATGGGTCAACTCTTACAGCTACTGATTTAGATACCGCAGAAAAGCAAAGTTTATTTATAGCCCAGGAGTTAGATGACGCACTTAAGCAAGGTATATCTATTGATACAAGCACAGGTGTTCCAACCTTAAGTAGTCAAAGACTATCTAATGTTTCTGATCCAGTAAATGCCCAGGATGCAGTAACAAAAGCGTATCTAGAGAGGAGTGGCAGTATTACATCGACACAGATTGCTGATGCAACCATAGTTAACGGAGATATTGCAAACACTACAATTACAGGCACAAAGTTAGTTAACGATACTATTACTGCAACTCAAATTGCAGCTGATGCTATTACTGCAAGTGAGTTAGCAAACAATGCGGTAGACACAAATGCTGTTGCAGATGATGCAGTTACCTACGCAAAAATTCAAAACGTATCAGCTACAGACAGAATTTTAGGTAGAGATTCTAGTGGTGCAGGGGTAATAGAAGAGATTACGCCAGCTAATGTTCGCACAATGCTGAACGTAGAAGATGGTGCTACGGCAGATCAAACAGCAGCAGAGATAAGAACCTTGGTGGAATCTGCATCAGACAGTAATGTTTTTACAGATGCTGACCACACAAAACTAAATGCTATTGAAGCAAGTGCAGACGTTACAGATGCAACTAATGTAGATGCAGCTGGTGCTGTAATGAACAGCGATACAACTACAGCTGCTATGCAGTTTGTTGTAGACGAAGATAATTTTAGTTCTAACTTAGACACAAAAGTACCTACGCAGCAATCAAGCAAAGCCTACATTGCCTCTGTTGCTGCAACTCTTCAGCCTCTCGATAGCGAGTTAACGCAGTTAGCTGGTATGCAATCTGGTACGGCATCTAAATTAGCTGACAATACAGCCCTTACCTCTGATATAGCCGATCTAAACCAGATAGATGGTATGGCAAAACAGACCACTATAACTGATGATGATACAAAGTTTCCTACCTCTGGAGCAGTCGTAGATTATGTAGCTGCACAAATAGCTCCTATTGGTGGACTAGAAGTTATAGCAAATGAAACTGTTTTTCCTGCTACGCAACCTTCTTCTGGTGTAGTTATATCTATTGCTGATGCTGGCGGTCTTATTACTAACGGATCTGGTGTAGCAAGTAACGCAAGAACAAGTGGCAATGGATCTGACAACGTAACTATAAACGGATTCCCTTCTAGTCTATTTAGTCAAACATTAGGTGCTGGACTTGGCTTAATGGTCACTTCTACAGGATCTTCTAACACTTACAACTACCACAAATTACTTGCTAAAGAAGTTGACGTTAAACAACTTAGTGACGATATAAACGATTTTGGAGAAAGATACAGAGTAGTAGATACAGTTGGCGATGCAACAGGTAACTCAGAAGGAGATTTAATTTACGCAAAAGATCAAGATAAACTTTTAGTTTACGATACATCTTTATCTCCAGCTGCATTTAAAGAAACTCAATCAGTAGGTAACTTCTTTGTATCTACACTTACTCCTGCTTTTAACGGAAGTCTTATTGACTTTACTTTAAGCAATGCACCTGTAAACGCTCAACAAGTATTGCTTAGTATTGCTGGTGTTATACAGAAACCAAACGAAGGTACTGGTAGACCATCTGAAGGTTTTTCTTTAAACGGAGGAACACTTCAATTACCTACAGGATCTGCTCCTGCAAGTGGCACAGATTACTTTGTTGTCGTAATGGGTTCTACTGTTAACCTGGCTACTCCAGGAAACAACACAGTAACAAGTGCGATCCTACAAAATGGATCAGTCATAACCGCTAAGTTGGCAGATCAGGCGGTTACTTTAGATAAGTTATTACATGGCGATGCAAGTAGTAACGGAAAATTTTTAAGAGCTAATAATGGTGCTGACCCTACGTTTGAAAGTGTTATTACTGATCTGGTAAATGACACATCACCACAGCTAGGCGGTGACTTAGATACAAACAGCCATAATATTTCTTTAGATGATGACCATGCTGTTAGATTTGGTGCAAGTAATGATCTAATAATTAATCACGCATCAGGAGGTATATCATCTATAACTCATAATCATTCGGGTGGTGAACCTTTACATATAATTTCTAACGGAGATATAAAATTTAAAGTTGCTACAAGTGAAGAAGGTATTATTGCAAAATCAAACGGAGCCGTAGAGTTATATCACAATAATACGAAGCGTTTTGAAACAACCGCAGATGGCATACAAATCTATGGTTTAGATAATGGCGAAAGTGGAGCGAGAGGAGACTTTAAATTTAAACAGGTAGATGGCACAAGCAAAATTATGTTTGATGCGTCTGCTGCTGCATTTGAATTTTTAGATAATAGTAAAGCTACATTCGGATCTGGTGATGACCTACAAATTTATCACGATGGCACAAACAGCACAATACAAAACAATACAGGTGTATTTTATTTAAAAACTGTAAACGGTGAATTTAGTCTTGTAGCAAGACCAAATGGTGCTACAGAGCTATATCACGACCACAGTAAAAAGTTTGAGACTTTTAATGCTGGGGTTATTATTTCTGGAAACCAAGAAGTACATGGATCTTGTTATCCCGGCTCGAACAACACTTACAATTTAGGTACTTCATCATATCGTTGGGCAAACGTCTACACCAATGACCTTCACTTATCTAACGAAGGACATACAAACGATGTTGACGGAACTTGGGGAAGTTATACTATACAAGAAGGAGCAGAGGATCTTTTCTTAGTGAACAAACGCAATGGCAAGAAGTATAAATTTGCTTTAACGGAGGTAAGCTGATGTCTATATTTTTAGGTGGTACTGGTACTGCTAATGAGCTAGATGACTATGAAGAAGGTACTTGGACTCCGACTACTAATAATTGGAGTGCTTCTCAAAGTACAACTAATCAAGGAAGATATACAAAAATAGGTAATTTTGTTCAAATAAGTTGGAATCAATCACTTACTGCTGTTAATGGTGGATATACTGGCTCTGGCTCTGGTGCTTATATTGGAGGACTACCTTTTACAATTCAAGATTGTTGTATTGTTCAGTTTAGTGGTTCAACTTTTTGGACAAGTACAATGCAATCAATAGATAATATTGGTAATAATTTATATTATAGACCAAATAAATATTCCCCTGCTGGTGTTGCTACTGATGGGATGTTTAATAGTAGTGGTGTTGTAAAAATGACTGCGACTTATAGAACCTCAGATTAATAGACCGCAGCTACGTCTTAAAACTAAGCCTTTACACTAACTAACTATGGGATTAACACAAGTATCAACAGATGGTGTCAAGAATGACGCAATCACAAAAGTTAAAATACCAGCAAACCAGATAGAAGCTAGTGAACTGGCAGATAACGCAGTCGATACGGCAGCAATAGTTAACCAAGCTGTAAACGCATCGAAAATAGCAGATGGCACAATTACTGATTCTAAATTAGTTGGAGGCACTATTACAAATGCTTCTATCGCTACTACCACAATTACTAGAGGTAAGATGGCTAACAACTCTGTAGGTTCTACAGAGATAATAGATGAAGCAGTAACCCTAGCCAAACTAGAACATGGCACATCCTCTAACGATGGTAAATTCTTACGAGCAAACAACGGAGCAGATCCCACGTTTGAGACAGTAACAAGTACTAATATAATTAACAACGCAAATAACAAACTTATTACTGGCTCTGGTACTGCTAATACTTTAGAAGCTGAATCTACCGCAACTTATGACGGAACAAAACTTTTTCTATCAGGTGGTAGTGGAAGTGATGGTCATATTAATATGTTGGAATTAAAACATCTTAATACTGCATCTTCTACTGGTGGTAGTACTGGAGATGGTCCAGCAATATTGTTAAACGGTTATTATGCAAACAACGAGTGGCCAATGGCTAAAATTGCTGCCGATAATGCTGGTGGTCAATTTGGTAGTGGTTATGGGAGTGAGTTATCGTTTTGGGTACACCCTGCGAATGGTACTCAAACAGCATCAGTTGTTAAAGCAGTAGATATTATCGGTGATGGTTCTGGTGCTAATTTAACAATTACTGATGGTAATTTAAAGATAGCAACGGCTGGTCATGGTATTGACTTTAGTGCTGATGGTAATAACAGTGGGATGACAAGTGAACTGCTTGACGACTATGAAGAAGGAACTTGGAGTCCACAAGTTCATACTCAGAATGGTCATACAAATGCTACTTATCATTACCAACAAGGCTACTATACAAAAGTTGGTCGAGTAGTACATGCTAGTTTTTATATACACTGGTCAGGAGCTACAAACCATAGTGGATATATATATTTTAATAATTTTCCTTTTAACAGTGCTAACTTAGCTCACTTATCACAAGTTGGAAGTGTAATGCTACACAGTGCATCTTTTCCATCTGGCTATACAGACGCAGTTTTATATATGGGTGCTAACTCTCCAGGTACAAACTTGTATTACAGTAAAAGTGGTTCTGGATGGGCGGCTGGAGGTAATACTAATGCTGGAGAAATTATTGCTAGTATAACTTATATAGCTGCATAGACCGAAGCTACGTCTATAAACTAAGCCTAAACCTGTTTTAATCGGAGATTAATCCTAATGGCACTAGCCGAATCAATCGAATACGACAAGATAGAAGTCGTTGGACTTTACAAACATGTACAAGTCCGCAAAGCAACTGTCATCAAAAAAGATGGCACAGAAATGGCAAGGTCTTATGAAAGATATGTACTACAAGCTGGTACGTTAGATGCTTCTGACAACCTAGTAGATACAGATTTGTCAGGACAACCAACAGAAGTTTCAGCAATCTGCACAGCAGTTTGGACAGATACAGTAAAAGCTGCTTGGAAAGCAAAACTAATAGCAGATAAGTCAGCAACATAATGCCTAAACCTACAACCGAAGAATTGCAAGCTGAACTACAAGAAGCTAGACTGTTTTTGTACTAAATTTTTTATTATGTCAAAACCCACCAACGAAGAACTATTTGCTGAACAAAAAACAATAGCAGAGAGATTCAATGCCAACCAGGATATAAATAACAAGCTAAAGGCTCGTTATGACATTATTACTGCAATCCTGGCAGATAGAGAAGCAGTACTTCCTACTCCAGAACCAATTACACCAGCTGTTGCTCCAGGAACAGATGCAGTTACTGTAGAAACAGGAACATAAATCTATTGGTAAATGGATATACCAGAGATAAATCTGCCTGATACAGATTATCTTGTACCTCCTAGTACAATATTTTATCCACCTGTGGCAGAGATTCCATTTTTAGATCCAATCCTTCTACCTTCTCTGGAACAGGTACAGTCGGGACTTGGGGAAGATCAGGGATCTTCTTCTGAAGAAGAAACATCATCTTCAGCGGAGGAAGTAATACCAGGAGGACAACCGCAAGTACCGAACAACTTGCCAAAAACCACAGAAACTTTATCAACTGAAGAGGGTATAGCTACTTTTAGCATACCCTTTTTTGGTGAAATGCCTATTCCTGCGCCAGAAGTAATTGCATCTTCTGTGATCGCAGCAGGAACTGCGTCAGTTGTGAGCGTGGGAGGTGGAATTGCTATGCAAGCAGTGCTAGGTCAAATTAAAAAAATATTTAAAAAGATATTTACTAAGGTTCTGAAGAAAGAGGTAAAGGATCTGCAAACAAAGAAGGATTAGCTTTTACATAACTTCGTATATTAATGACATCACTACAAATATATGCGTATTTAGAGACAGGATTAATCATATAGCCAGCAGCGTGAAGTTGTGAACACTTTAAAACTCTCACTAATTGCTTATCATGCACTTGCTTGTCTAATTCTTCTATGGCTAAGTCTAGCTTTACTTTGGCTAACTCCGAACACGTTTCATTATTAGTTCCGAGTGGGATCATAAATGACATCTGAAATCCCCATCCTTCATTAATACTATAAGTTTCACTACTAGGATTCTCTGCATCATTACCTGTATAAAAAGGTGTAAATGCCATTGTTGGCTGACTACATACTAAATTTCCAAACTGCAACTTACCTGTCATTCCATTATTAACGTTCATATTCTGATTGATAATACTAGAATTACCAATCGCATTTGGTTGAGCCTGTACGTTTGTATCGCCTTCGGCTTTTGCTTTACTGACTAAAGACAGACAAAGAAGTGATAACGCTAGTAGTCGTAATCGCATCATTCTGAGTTATTGTTTCTAGTTTAGTTCCTGATGCTCTGGTAGTTATAGCTAACGACCAATCAGAAGTAACAGTTTTAGGAGTAAAAACTGCGTCTGCGTGTGCTATACCGCCACTAGAAGCACTCGTAACTTCTATATTTGATGCTTCCCAGCTGGACAGGGCAGACCCAAATTTTTCTGTCACTATGCTGCGAGTTATAGTCTGAGTAGTATTTTCAGTTCTATTAGATGAGCCAGTAGTCCAAGTTGGAACTCCATTGGCATAACAAGGTGCAATTAAAAATAAACCTAGTAAGAGTAATTTCTTCATGGGTTTTCTGGTTTTTCTTTATTATCCACTATTTTAGGTGGTTTTGCATTGCCGTTATTGTTACCCTTCTTACCAATAGACAATCCTAGTGAAGCAGTACTTGCCGAAAAAATCGAAGCTATGAAAGTTGGGTCAAAATCTACTATCTTTTTACCATCTGGAGGCTCGTAGTATGAAAGTGTTAATAATCCTGCCGACCACAGAAGTATAGAAACTTTTACGATAGTCTCTATCTTGCTAGTTTCCTGTTCATCCATATTAAAAAAACTGCCTTAGTGTGTGAGGAGTAAGCGGTTGACCACTGCTTTCTTCAAGGCAGCTATGACAAACGTAGCAAATATTGATATGTTGTAAAGTATTACTCCTTTAAGGTATGTTAAAACTTTTAAAACCGATTCTTTTTAGATTCTTTTCTACGACTGCTGTAAAACGACTTTTGGTGGATATGCTTCGCACGATTTCTAAGCAGACCTCGAATAGTCTGGACGACAAAGCTGTAGACATTTTAGAAAAGCAATTATTCCCTAAGTAATTAAAGTTTTCTTACTGTAGGAAATTTTGGAAATACTTGAAATGCTTTTACTTCAAAGTCTAAAACTTCCCAATCTTGTGTAAATTGAGCAAGCTTTACGGCTTCTTCTTCGTTTAGTGCCTGGATTACAGTTTGAAATCCTGTGGCGTTTATTTCTTCCAAGCCTATGTAAACGGCTGGAACTCTAATCACCCAAGCTCTGATTTTCAAATCCTGCAAGGGAGATCCATCCTTCCTCCGTTTCGGCTTGCGGAATTTGATCCAGGGGGAGGCCCAAAATTCTTGCATCTAAAGCTCCTTGTATATCTCCATTGTAAGCAGCAATTTCAAGATCCCACAACTCTGCGTTACGTTCTTGCATTGCGTTCTCTTCATCTATAGCTAAAGAATCGTTCCAATATTCGACTGCTCCAGCCAAAGCATCGAGCCTATCGTCATGTTGTAGTGAGTTTCTATCGACTGTTAAATGGGTTAATTGATGGAATAATTGATAAGCCAGGGATGTTTCTACGCTATCTTCGTCTTTTGCCTTGCTATCGTTCTCGACAACCGACCTATTTATAATTAATCGGTGTTGGTTCATCACAGGTTCTAGCGCATTTATAATTCTTCTTTCTTTTTGTACGTTACTTCTAGCTGGTTCTACAGTACATGGGTATATTCTGCGCAAATATGGCTGCAAAAGGCTCTGTAACATCCCCTGACCAAATTGATCTTCTAGGATGATTAAGTTTACCTCTTTTCTTCTAGCAGCTTTTGCAAGCCCTTCTAAGACAGGCTCTGTATATCCTTCTCTAAACGACCCTACCTCTAATACAAATAGATTTCCATTTAGTTGAGCGACTATAGCGTATGCTGTTTCATCCATACCCTTACCAGAAGGGTCAACAAACATCACACATCCGTCAAACTCTATCCATTCTCCGTGTATATAAGCTGGTCTGTGGTAGTAATCTCCACTAAATCCTACAGCTGGTAAGTCTCCTATCCTATATTCTGCACCTGACGACCATATAATTTTCTCTGGAGCGTGGTCATCGACCTCCATTACGACTAAATCTGATAAACGTAAAGGGAATCTTTGTAAATCTGACAGGCTAGTGTCTAGTTGAAACTGTAAAACAAACTGTGATCGACCATAACTGGCTTCTCTTTCTAACAAATCTATCTCAGAAAACCTATCTGGGTCTGTAGGTTTACCTGGATTATCCTTACATCCGTCTAAAATTACTTGGGCTAACGCATCTCCGTACTTTTCTGGCTTCTTTGGGTAACGACTTGTCCATATTTTGCAATCATATCCTCTCATTCTTAGCTTGTTGTAAATACTTTCTTCTGTTTGCGGTGTACCTAAGAACAAAATATCTCCACCAGGTTTAAGAATAGCGTTAAATTCACCAACACAAGCTATAAGTTTCTCTCTCATGCCTACTGTCCAGGCTGTATTCGGTACTTCACAGTCATCAGCAAGTATTAAATCAGCACGACTACCTGTTAACTGTCCAAAAACACCCACACTTTTCACAGATGCAGATTGATCTGGGATAGCTGGCCTTACATCAAACCTGTTACTCGCACTTCTTTGCTCTTCTCGGTCAGGTTCTAAGCATTGCAGTATAGGCATCTCTCTAATAAGCCGTAAACAAAATTGTGCAAAGTCATCTGCCCTGGTCTTCGAGGCCGACACTACCATTATTTTCTTCTGTGGATCATTCCTTAGTAACCATAAAGTGTAAGCAGCTGCCATCCACGACTTACCCACTCCTCTAAACGCTTCAATAATCCTACGTTTCTGTCCATCTTGCATATACCCTGCAATATCTAACTGTATAGGTGTTGGATTAGGAAGTTGTAGATGCTTCCATACAATCACTAAAAAATATCTAAAGTCTTCATCGTAGGGTTTTGGTAACTTATCCCACTT